AAGACTAGCTATTGAGCAAGAGCGTATAAATGCTACGGAAGAGCAGAGAAAATTATACGAAAAATCTCAAGAAAATGCTGGACAGACTATACAACAACCTGTACAAAGTAATGTACAACAACAGCCACCGGCTCAACCGGACCCTAAAGCAGAAGCTTGGGCCGAAAAGAACGAGTGGTTTGGAAAAGATGAAGCCATGACATATGCTTCGTTTGGTATCCACAAAAAGCTTGTGGAAGAAGAAGGATACAATCCATCTTCTGATGAATACTACGAAGAGATTGACAGAAGGCTCAGACAAGAGTTTCCCCAGAAGTTTAACGATGGGGGAGAAGTCCAAGGAGGTAAACAACCCGTCCAAACGGTTGCCTCTGCTACAAGGACCACACGAACTGGACGCAAAACAGTGAGGCTCACACCATCACAAGTAGCGATTGCTAAAAAATTAGGTGTGCCACTTGAAGAATATGCGAAATACGTGAAGGAGTAGGCATATGAATAAAATTGATGAAAATAAGACTCCACGCGCTGCTCAATCCCGCGAGAAAACGACTCGTAGGAAACCATGGGCACCCCCGTCATCCCTAGACGCACCTCCTGCACCCGATGGGTACAAATATAGGTGGATACGCGCTGAAACTTTAGGGCAAGCAGATAATAAAAATCTAAATGCTCGATTAAGAGAAGGCTTCGAACTCGTAAGAGCCGATTCCGACGACGGTATGTATCCGACAATACAGGAAGGGAAATACCAAGGTGTTATAGGCGTTGGTGGTTTATTACTGGCTAAAATTCCAGTAGAAATCGTTGAAGAGCGAATGGCTTACTTTAAACAGCAAGTTCTGGATAAAGAAGAAGCGGTCGCAAATGATTTACTAAAGGAACAACACCCCAGTATGCCGGTCTCTAAACCAGATAGGCAATCTCGTGTAACCTTCGGTGGCAACAAAAAGAACTAATTTTCTAGCTCTTTTGTCCATCGAATTAAAATTATTAACCCTTTAAAAAAAGGAAAAAACGATGGCAAATAAAGACGCAGCTTTCGGGTTCAGACCCGCTAGGCATCTTACAGGCGGTCTAATTAGAACAAACGAGTACGCGATAGCTAACAACTACGGTACTGCGATCTATCATGGTCAAGCAGTAAAAGCTGTTGCAGCAGGTGGCATTGAGTCATGCGCTGCTGGTGAAGTAGTTTTAGGTATTTTCGCCGGATGTTTCTATACAGACCCAACTACAAGTAAGCCAACTTTTAGTAACTATTATCCGGGCAGCGTTGCTGCTGCTGATATAGTGGCTTATGTATACGACGATCCAAGAATCGTCTTCGAAGTCCAACACGATGGTACTGGCACAGCAGCTATGAACTTTAGTGGTTTTGATTTAGTAGGAACGGGTGGAAGCACTCTTTCTGGAAGATCTACACAAGAGTTAGATACTTCTACTTCTACTACTTCTGGACAATTTAAACAAGTCGGTATCTCCAAGGATCCAAACAACAGCGATACAAGTGCTGCAAATGCTAATGCATACGTAGTACCTAACGTTGGCGAGCATACTTGGTTACTAACCACTGCAATATAATAGGAGGGTTTAATGCCAATTTCTAGATCACAACTGGTAAAAGAGCTTGAACCGGGCCTAAACGCTTTGTTCGGGTTAGAATATGCCAGATATGAAAATCAGCATGAACAGATTTTCGATACAGAAACATCTGATCGTGCTTTCGAAGAAGAAGTAATGCTATCCGGTTTCGGTACAGCGCAAGTAAAACCAGAAGGCACAGGCGTAAATTACGACGATGCTACTGAGTCTTTCACTGCGAGATACACTCACGAAACTATAGCACTAGCTTTTGCGATTACTGAAGAAGCTGTAGAGGACAACCTTTACGACACAATCAGTTCTCGTTACACAAAAGCACTAGCTCGTTCAATGGCTAACGCTAAACAAGTAAAAGGTGCGAACGTATTAAACAATGCGTTTGATTCATCTTTCACTGGTGGAGACGGCGTAGAATTATGTTCTACTGCTCACCCATCAACTGGCGGTACCATTTCAAACGAACTAGCAACATCTGCTGACCTAAATGAAACATCTTTAGAGCAAGCACTGATTGACATTGCTGGATTAACTGACGATAGAGGATTAAAAATCGCTCTAAATGGTCAAAAGTTAATCATTCCAGTAAACCTTCAGTTCACTGCTGAAAGACTGATGAAATCTGGTCAAAGAGTTGGTACTTCTGATAATGATATCAACGCTATAGGTAGCATGGGAATGATTCCTCAAGGTTATGTAGTAAATAACTACTTAACTGATACAGATGCATTCTTCATTAAAACTGATGCACCTAACGGATTAAAACACTTCCAAAGAGCGCCAATTTCCACTAAGATGGAAGGCGATTTTGAAACTGGAAACGTTAGATACAAATCTAGAGAGAGATACTCATTCGGGTTCTCTGACTTTAGAGGTATCTTTGGTTCACCGGGAGCATAATTACTCTTAACTTGTGGGGGCATTGTCCCCCACATGACAACTAGGATAACTGGTTATACTGACTGCCCTAGCAGACGCTCGTAGAGATGGTATGACTTACTTACGAGGTAAAAATGGCTAATTCAACTTTTTCGGGTCCTATTAGATCTGAAAGCACAGTTAAAACTATTAGTAAAAGTGCTTCTACTGGAGCAATAACTGAAATCATCACTATGGGTGATGCACCAGTTGCTTTAGGTGATGAAGACAAAACTCTTGACGCTGCAACACATAGTGGTAGAGTTCTTGTAGTTCCGGGAATCGGTGCTAACAGAACAATTACATTACCATCACCAGTTGCTGGTCAAACTTACAAACTAATTTATGGTGGTGCTGCGGAAGAAACAGAAAATGTAATTATCAAAACACCGGGAAATTCTAATTTCTTTTTAGGTGGTATTGCTCATTTAGATTCTAATGCAGATAACGTATCTGTTTATTCTGATGGAAACTCCAACTCACAATTAACTTTAACAGACACTGGTTTGTTTGAGATAAACATTGTGGCGAAGGATAGCACTAACTATTACATTTGGGGCTACGCTGAAGGTGCTGATGCACCTGCATTTGCAGACCAATAAAATAATATCGTGGGGCTACGGCCCCACAGTTCTTAATTAAGGAGGGAACATGGCAGACACAGTTACAGGACCGACTATCCTACAACAAAACGATAATAGAGTTGTTATTAAAATAGTTAATCAATCAGACGGCACAGGAAGCACTACAGTTTTTGGCGATGTATCAGCATTAGCTGCTAGATCAGACGGAACTGCTGTAGCACATTTAGGATTACTTAGAGTTTGGTATTCTTGTCAAGGTGGCGATGGAGGAGACTCTTACGCACGTTTAGATGAAGAAGATTCAGACGGAGATATTCCTATTATAGGATTAACTGGTGCAGGTTATTGGGATTTTAGAGAGTTTGGTGGTATACCAGCAGACAAGTCTAGTAACAGTAATCAAAGCGATGTTAACTTTGTTGTACCGGGTACCGCGGATTCTGGTAATATGTACACAGTTATTGCAGAGTTTCAAAAAATCTATTAATAATGATTAGTAGGTCTTCGATGCCACAACAAATATCAAAAGCTGGAAAAAAAGCTTTAAAAAAGCATTCTAAGCAACATACAAAAAAACACATGTCTTCTATGAAGAAAGCCATGAAAAAAGGTAAAAGTTTTAAAAAGGCTCATAACAAGGCAATGGGAAAAGTAGGTAGATAATGGCAACATCCGGAACCAATACTTTTAATTTAGACGTTGATCAAGTTATTGAAGAAGCATTTGAAAGATGTGGAATTAATTCTAGATCGGGTTATGATTTAAAAAGCGCAAGACGTTCACTTAATATTATGTTAGCTGAATGGGCTAACAGAGGTATTAATCTTTGGACTGTTGAGCTTAGAACATTAACACTAACAGGTAGCACAACAAGTTACACACTCGATAGTGACTTAGTTGACATACTTGAAGCAGTTGTATTTAAAACATCAGATACTACAACAGATATCGAAGTTGATAGAATAAGTCGTGCTGAGTATTTAAATATTTCTACTAAATCTAGTGAAGGTACACCGGTACAATACTTTTTGGAAAGAGGAGCATCAACTCCTACATTGTATCTATATCCAACACCAGATGGTGCTCATACATTTAAATATTATGGGTTAACTAAAATACAGGATGCAGGTAACTACAATGATCAGTTAGAAGTTCCAACTAGATTTTTACCCTGCTTAACTTCTGGTTTAGCTTATTACACTTCTGTAAAAAAAGCACCAGAAAGAACACCTTTACTAAAACAATTGTATGAAGAAGAATGGCAACGTGCTTCGGAAGAAGACAGACCACGTTCTAGTTTCTTTGCTACACCAGAGAGAGGATATATCTAATGGCTCATGCTTCTGGTAAATATTCAAAAGCAATATCTGATCGTAGTGGTATGGAGTTTCCTTACAAAGAAATGGTAAAAGAATGGAATGGTTCTATGGTCCATAAATCTGAGTTTGAAGCTAAACATCCACAGCTTGAAAGACAGAGACACGCGGCAGATGCACAAAGTGTTAAAGATGGTAGACCAGATAGACTAGAGCCTATAACTGTTTTTGTTGGAGGAGCAGGATTTTTTGATTATAATAATTCTATGCAACCAGCAACAAATAAAAAACAACCTTTAGTTGTATCATCTATTGGTACAGTAACAGTGAGTACATCATAATGGCCGTTACATATTCAGAATTAACACAACAAATATTAGATTACACAGAAGTTAGTACAGATGTACTGACAGCTACAAGAACAAATGATTTTATTGAACACGCTGAAAACAGGATATTTAGAGATGTCGATTTAGACGTATTTAAATCTCATCAAACAGCAAATCTTGTAGCAAGTAGTGCTTTTCTATCTTTACCGGGTGGAACGACACCCACACCAGAATCTCTTGGTACTATTAGAACAATGCAGATATTTTCTCCTAGTTCTACAACAAGATCATTTTTAGAACAACGTGATATTAGTTATATGAACGAATATTGGCCAGATCGAACAGCAACGGGAACGCCACGATATTGGGCATGGTGGGATCACAACACAATTTATGTTGCACCAACACCAGATTTAGCTTATAACGTTGAGTTAGGAATTACTAGATTACCAACAAGACTATCTAGTTCAAATACAACCTCTTGGTTGGGTAATAATGCTCCGGCACTATTGCTTTATGGATGTCTTGCAGAAGCCTTCAAATTTTTGAAGGGACCAGCGGAAATGCTGCAATTATATGAACAATCATATCAACGTGCCCTTCAAGAGCTAGTTATAGAACAGCAAGGAAGACACCGAAGAGATGAGTACATGCACGGGGCGTTAAGAACTCCTTTGCAATCACAGAACCCATAGGAGGATAAAACATGGCAATAACTCAAGCTGTATGCACAAGTTTTAAACAAGAATTGCTAGTAGGTACGCATAATTTTACAGCTACCAGTGGTGATACTTTTAAAATAGCACTTTATACAAGCTCAGCTTCACTAGACGCAACCACAACTGCTTATTCAAGTTCCAACGAGGTATCAAACTCTGGAACATACACAGCAACAGGCGGAACGCTTACAAGCGTAACTCCAACAACAAGTGGTACAACTGCAATTTGTGATTTCGCTGATATATCTTTTACATCAGCAACCATAACTGCAAGAGGCGCATTAATCTACAATAGTTCAGACTCAAACAAAGCTGTAGCTGTATTAGATTTTGGTGGAGATAAAACATCTACTAGTGGAACATTTACTATTCAGTTTCCAGCGGCAGATGCGAGTAACGCAATATTAAGATTAGCCTAGGAGATTAAATGGCACTAGTCATTAATGATCGTGTAAAAGAAACCACGACAACCACAGGAACAGGGACTGTTTCTCTTGCTGGTGCAGTAACTGGTTTTGAAACTTTTGCTGCTGGTGTTGGTAATAGTAATACAACGTATTATGCTATTGTCCATCAAACAGCAAACGAATTTGAAGTTGGGTTAGGCACACTAGATGGTGATAGTTCTGATTTAGCAAGAACAACTGTCATATCTTCTTCTAACAGTGATAGTGCGGTTGATTTTGCAGCAGGTACGAAAGACGTATTTTGTACAATTCCCGCAAGTAAATTAATATTTGAAGATGCGAATAATGATGCGACTGTAGGACGTAATTTAACAGTAACAGGTGATTTAACAGTTTCTGGTGATGATATTACCATGGGAACAAATACAAACACCGCTATCATGGTTGCTGATGGTACAAATTTTAATCCTGTTGTTCCAAGCGGAGATGTTAGTTTAACTAACGCAGGTGTCTTTGGTATTGCAAGTGGCGTTATTGTTAACGCTGATGTTAATGCAAGTGCGGCTATCGCAATGTCTAAAACTGCTTTCGTTGCAGGGACAGGTGTATCTTTATCAACTAACACATTAAGTGTAGATGCAGCACAAACAGGCATTACATCAATTTTAGCAACAGATGTTAAAATTGGTGAAGACGATGAAACAAAAATAGATTTTGAAACTGCTGATACAATTAATTTTTATGCAGGTAATGAAAAACAATTAATACTTACAGACGGTGCTTTAACACCGGGTGCTGATAACATACTTGATCTTGGTAGTAGCGGTGTCGAATTTAAAGATGGATTTTTTGATGGCACTGTAACAGCAGACGCTTTTGCAGGACCATTAACAGGTAATGTAACAGGTAATGTATCTGGAACGGCTGCCACAGTAACTGGTGCGGCACAAACAAACATTACTTCTTTAGGAACACTGACAGCGCTCACTGTTGATAATATAGCTATTAACGGAGCTACAATTGGTCATACTGATGATACAGATTTAATTACTTTAGCAGATGGTATTGCCACTGTTGCAGGAGAAATATCTGTAACAACTTTAGATATTGGTGGCACTAATGTGACATCTACTGCGGCTGAATTAAATTTATTAGACGGTGTTTCCGGATTAGTACAAGCAGATTTAACTAAACTTGCTGCTGTTGATGCAACTGCCGCTGAATTAAACATTATGGATGGTGACACATCTGCAACATCTACTACTTTAGCAGATGCAGATAGATTAGTAACAAATGATAATGGAACGATGGTGCAGGTAGCACTATCTGATGTAAAAACGTATTTATCAAGTGCAGGGTTCTCAACAGAAGACCCTACTGCCCTTGCAATTGCACTCGGATAACAATATAATAGGAGGATAAATGGCTAATACTTTTAAAGTTGTAACTAAAGCAGGAGTTACCAGTGCTGATGTTATCTATACTGTTGCAAGTTCTACAACAACTGTAGTTCTTGGGATAATGATAGGTAATACAACAACTGGTCAGATCACTGCTACAGTTAGTTTAGCTTCAGATACTGGTAACAGAGCAGGTGCAAATAACGAGGCTAACCAAACGGTTGAACTAGTTACTACGGCGCCAATTCCTGTTGGCGGAACTTTGGAACTACTCGCGGGCAACAAAGTCGTAATGGAAGCAACAGATGCGCTGTCACTAACAGCAACTGGTGCGGCTGATATTACTTTGTCAATCATGGAGATAACGTAAGATGGCATATGTAGGTACACCTATAGATACCAGAAATACTTTTCAATCTCTTCAAGGTAAGAGATTTAACGGTGATGGTAGCACAACTGATTTTACATTAGATGTAGCACCCGGTAATGTATTAGACATTGAAGTATTTGTTGGTAACGTAAGACAAGATCCTAACTCAGCATACACTGTTTCTGGAACAACACTATCGTTTACTGGTGCACCTCCTAGCGGCACAAACAATATTTATGTTGTTCATCAAGCAAAGAGTGTAGGAACTATTGACCCTCCTGCAACAGAGACTATAGCAAAAACTTTTAGTGGTAATGTTACGATGTCTGGTACTAATACTTTGTCTGGAGCAACAACAGTTTCTGGTGCTTTGACAGCTAGTGGTGGTGCAACTATATCTGGAACAACACCTACCTTAACAATAGGCGATGCAGGTGCAGAAGATGCTAAAATAGTTTTTGATGGTAATGCACAAGATTATCATATTGGATTAGATGATTCTTCTGACACTTTTGTTGTTGGATTAGGAAGTGCTCTAGGAACAACTTCTTATTTAACAATAGACTCCGCAGGTCATGCTCGTTTTCCAAATACTTCTTGTTTTCAAGCACACTTAGCATCTGACCAATCAGTTTCTGGTTCAACTAGTGCAACTGTTACAATGAACACAGAATCTTTTGATATAAACGGAGATTTTAATACTGGCACTTATACTTTTACAGCACCTGTTACGGGAAAATATATATTGACAACTGGAGTTTCAAACTTTGCGGCCGCAGGTGGAAGCACTGATTATGTTCAAGTTATAATAAAAACTTCTAATGCAGATTATAATGATATACATTGGGAAAATAGTGGTAAAATAGGGGCACACCAAGTAGCTGTTGTCGCAGACATGGATGCTAGTGATACTGCCTATATACAAATAGCTTCACATGATGATAGTTCTTACACTGTAAGGGGAACTAGACAAAATACATTTTTTAGTGGAATATTAATAGGATAGTCAAAATGAAACAATTTACTTTAAAGGAGGTACAAAATGGCTAATCATACAAAAACAATAACTATAAACGATGATGACCAAAAAGTGTTATCTAATGATTTATACAACGATACAGACAATGCAGGTATTGATGCATGGATTCAAGCGGCAGTAGATGGTAAAATTAATAATTGTTGGAAAAGATTTCAAAGAGAATGGACAACAAAATTAATGGATGATTCATCTTTTACAGACCCAATACCAAGTAATAAATCAGATTTTATAGCTTTGGTTACAGCAAGAAGTGATTATAAAAATCGTAAACAAAGAGACGATGGCTAAGAGGAATAACACATGAGTAAAACAACAATACCAAGTGGTGGATTAGGCGGAGGATTACCTAGTAGTTTAACTGTAGGTTCTGCGGTGGCTGAAGATACAAAAGTTGTATTTGATGGCAATGCTCAAGATTATCATATTGGATTAGATGATTCGTCAGATGATTTAGTAATAGGTAAAGGCAGTGCTCTTGGTACAACTGCACATATAGTAACAGATGAAAATGGTCATGTAACAATGCCATTACAATCTGCTTTTTCCGCACAAGCTAACGCAGATTTAAGTAATATACCTACTAACAATTCAGTACAAACTGTAAAACTTGGTACTGAAATATTTGATTTAAATGCTGATTATAATACCGGAACCTTTACTTTTACAGCACCTGTAACAGGTAAATACCTTTTAACTTTCTCAGCAACTTTAACCAATGTTGATACAGGTGCAACTTACATGGCTATTTATATTGATACAAGTAACAGAAATTATGCAGATTCAAATACTTTTGGAATTAATGGATATAGTGCAGATGAGCCAAGAGTAGAAGTTTCTCAAACAGTTGTAGCAGACATGGATGCTGGTGACACTGCTAAAGTTTCGATAAAACAATTTGAAGGCACAGCACAAATGGATGTAACAGATGATACATGTCATTTTTCTGGGTATTTAGTATGCTAATAATGAAACAATTAACTTTAAAGGAGGTTTAAATGGCTACACACACTAAAACAGTAAGTATTACAGACTTACAACAAAAAATACTATCTAACGATTTGTATAACGATACTGATAATGCAGGACTTGATAAATGGATACAAGATGCAGTAGATGGTAAAATTAATAATTGTTGGAAAAGATTTCAATCAGAATGGACAACAAAGTTAATGAATGATGATTCATTTACTGACCCTATTCCAAGTAATCAAGCAGATTTTGTAGCGTTAGTTACAGCAAGAAGTGATTATAAAAACCGTAAAACTAGAGATGACGCAAATAATCCATAGGAGTAAAACATGGCACTAAGTAAAATAGATGTAGCAAATATGTTAACGGGTGTAACTCCTGTAGCTAATGGAGGAACAGCTACGACTAGTTATACTGCGGGTATTACTGTTGGTGATAACTGGCGACAAAATGGCAACACTAGTATTTCATCTGGAGAAAATTTTCTTACTGCTAACTGGGAAAGAACAGACCAAAGTGGTGCAGGTCAAATTGGAACAGCTTTATCTCAAAGTTCTGGTATATTTACTTTTCCAAGCACAGGGATTTATTATGTAACTTTTGAATTATATGCGACTTTAGAAAATGATGAAACTTCTTTAAGGTCACAAGTTAGTACCACGATAGATAATTCTTCGTACGCTGTAGCGGCTTATGGGTCAGTGGGAATACAAAGAAGTAGTGGTAGCTACTCACTAACATCAATAGCACAAACTCTTTTTGATGTTACTAATACTACAAACTGTAAAGTTAAATTTGGTTACAATGCGGCTGTTGCACCTGCTAGTTCTGAAATAAAAGGAGATACAAATTATAATCAGACACATTTTATAGCAATTAGATTAGGAGATACGTAGAATGGCATACATAGGAAAATCAATAGAGAGTGGTACATTTAGTGTCCTCGATACCAGTGGCAATACTTATAATGGGTCTAACACCACATTTAATTTAGGTTCACAGGTTGGTTCTCCTGCACAGCTCCTCGTATCGCATGACGGTGTTATTCAAAAACCCGGCACAGATTATAGTTTAGCTAGTGGGGGTACACAAATAACATTTAGTACAGCACCTGCAAGTGGAGCTAGTATCTTCATCGTTGAAATATCTGGTGCAGTAGGTGGCCCATTAGATTCAGACTTAAATGGTGCAGAACTAATTTTAGATGCTGATGGTGACACAAGCATTACAGCAGATACAGATGATCAAATAGATATTAAGATTGCCAATGCAGATCATGTAAAACTAACATCATCATCTGGTGATACAGTATTACAGCAATCAACAGATGCTAAAGATATTATTATTAAACAGTATGATGGCACAGAATTAGTAAACTTTAACGATGGTGGTTATTCTTCTTTTACAAGTGCCGCATTAAATCCAGAAGCAACATTAACAGATGGTGCAACTGTATCATGGAATGCATTAACACAACCTGTAGCAAAAGTAACACTAGCAGGTAATAGAACAATGGCGGCTCCATCTGGAGGTGTTACAGGACAATTTATAGCACTACTTGTTATACAAGATGGCACTGGTTCACGAACACTAACATGGAACGCTGTATACGAATTTAAAGATGACACAGCACCAACATTAACAACAACTGCTTCAAAAGGTGATAACTTTACATTCCGCTATAACGGGAGTAAATGGCTTGAAGTTGGTAGAAACTTAAACTTAACATTATCATAGGAGTAATATGTTTGCATTAGTACAAGATGGTAATATCGTTCAAATGCCAAAAGGCAATAAAGGTATTACAATTGATGGCAATCAATATCCTGCATCTATTTATACACTATGGACAGAGGCAGAGAGAAACGCAATAGGTATCTATACAGTAGAGATAGATAACACAAATAAAAAAGATGAAGAGTGGTATATCAATACTAATCTTACTTATGTATTTGGTAGTGGTAAAGTTACAGGAACATACGGCACAGCTACAGCTAAAAAAATAGCAGATACTTTATGGACAGAACAAGATAAAACGGATGGCCTAATTAGAGAAGGTGACGATGTAGGAGATGTTGCTACAGAAGGTTTAAAAACAATTAAGAAAAGAATGATAGACAATCAATGTGCAGGAATACTTGCACCTAGTGATTGGATGGTAGTAAAGGCGACTGAAACGGGAGGTACAATGGATAGTGGTTGGAAGACTTGGAGAGCAAGTGTAAGAACTAAATGTAACTCCATGCAAACACAAATAGATAATGCTAGTGATGTTGATGCGTTAGCCGCTTTGTTTACTTATACAGAACAAGAAGACGGAAGCGTAACGAGACCACTAGGCGAATTTCCAGTAAAGGCGTAACATGGTATTCACAACAGCAGGTGGTGGAGCAAGTCAACTTTATCCTTACGAGATAGATAATTCACTTAGATTAACTGATAACGCTTATTTAAATATAACTAGAAGTTCGCAAAGTAATACCACAGGCACTTTTTCAGCTTGGATTAAAACTGCCGCACAAAATAGTTTTCAATTAGCAGGAGGTCACACAGACGTAAACAACAGGTCTTATATTTATTTTCCATCTTCTGGAGATGGATTTAGTGGAGGAATTTTTTCAAGAACAAGTGGCTCTCTCGATTTAAATTTTAGTACAAGTGCAGTTTACAGAGACCCTAGTGCATGGTATCATCTAGTTATTGCTATTGATACAACACAATCTACTGAGTCAAATAGAGTTAAATGGTATGTAAACGGACAACAAATAACAAGTTTTTCTGCTAGCACATATCCATCACAAAATGCTTCTATACCAATATTAAATAAATCAGCACAAACTATTGGAGCAGGTTTTGGAGCAAGTGCAGTATCAGAATGGTCTGATGGGTATATGGCAGAGGTATATTACATAGATGGAACACAATATGCCGCTAGTGATTTTGGAGAATATAATGACAACGGAGTCTGGATACCAAAAGATGCTTCGGATAATTTAACTTTTGGAACAAATGGATTTTATTTAGAGTTTAAACAAACAGGAACAGGTCAAAATTCAAGTGGTATAGGTGCGGATACAAGTGGCAATGACAATCATTTAGCAGTAAATAGTTTATCCGCAACAGATGTTACAACAGATACACCTACAAATAATTTTGCTACTTTGAATAGTGTTGCTCCAGTTGGTTCATATGCAGAAGGTAATTTAAGATATACAACCTCTACAACTGATGGAGAATGGAGCACATCAACAATATCTATTTCTACAAATGCTAAATGGTATTGTGAAGTAAAAGCAATATCAAAAACAGCAGGAGCGGGAATTTATTATCAAGTTGGTGTAACAAAGGGTAATGCGTCTGACTTTACTTATAGAGCACTGTATAGGTCAGATGGTGCAATTTATGTTGGAGGTTCAAATACAGCAACTTTTTCTAGTTATACAGACAATGATATAATTAGTATTGCATATGATTCATCAAATAGAAATGTAACATTTTATAAAAA